TTGTTTGTCAGCAAAAAAAGTTTTGCCGGATTGGGGTTGCATGGCCTTCCCAGTCCCCGGCATGTCGGATGGCTCTCTATATCCAGTAGTACTGGCATTAGGATGCACCGCATATACAGAGCCACGCTCAGTTTTAAACATGTGCGTTGTGTCCGGCATATCTAAAAACGGTGTGTAGTCCATGATCTGTCCTTAGTAGTATCCGCCCTTGCGGGATTTAAAATACCTGATCTCGTCAGGCTCATCGGACGGTAACCGGATGAACCCACCCTGTCGGAACCGCATCAGCGCCATGACTGTGGAGTCAACCAAGTCATCGTTACTCATAAACGGGAAACCTGCAATTTCTTCCACGACCTCCTCAGCCCAGCGGGTATCAGGCACCCAGCACAGCCCAGAGCGCACGATGTCTGCCACGGAGTTTAACCGCGCCAACTTGTCTCCGCTACCCCTGTGAGGGGTGAACTCCCCCACAGGTATTCCCGTGCGCCTCATCTCTTGGTACAACTGCGTACCGGCGGACTTCTTCTCCACGATGAACGCATCTGGCTCCCACTCTTTATATTCAGAGTACGCAAGCTCTTTCAACTCGGGAAACTCCAGACGCTTCTTGATTGAGTTCAGGAGGATGATGTTGTGGCACCCCTCCTCGTCGTTCATGAACACGCCCCACGTAGTCAGGGCGGTAAAGTCAGCGCGGTTGTGACTCTCAGCCGCCGCGTCCAGACTCATGATCACGTACTCACACGTTGGGGGGTCTTCCTTCTCCCACAGCTTCCACCAGTCACGCTTGACAACGGACGCTTCCTCAGATGTCGGGTTCTGCTGAAACTGCGCGTTCCACTGGAACGTAGGCATCGACGCCTTTGTCCGCAGCAGCGCCGTCATGTCAAAGAACTCCGGCCAGAGCGGCTTCTGCACGATAGAGCCGTCGGGCTGCTCGGTGTCTACGATGGCCGGGAACTCAATTACCTCGTACTGATCTGAGCCCTCGTTGGCTCGCATGTCATTGGTAACGCGCCCCGTCAGATCATTTTGGTGCCATCTTGTTTGGACGATGGCAACTCTTCCGCCCGGCATAAGACGAGTACGGGCACCGTATGTAAACCACTCGTACGCTTTGTCAAACACATCGTAATTGCCGTTGATGATGTCCTGCTCGTTATGAGGGTCGTCAACAAGGAGTAAATCAGCACCGCGACCAGCAAGAGCAGAGCCGACGCCGCAAGCAAAATACTCACCGCCCGCACCGGTACTCCATCTACCCGCACTCTTGGAATCTGTTGCAAGGCCAACGTTAGGAAAGATAAGTTTGTAGGCATCTGAGTCAATAATGTTTCTGACCTTGCGGCCAAAGTCTACAGCAAGGTCTGTAGTGTGCGAGACCATCAGCACCTTCTTGTTCGGAAACTTTCCCAAGAACCAAGCCGGATAATAAATAGACGCCATCTGAGATTTGCCGTGCCGTGGTGGCATGTTCACGCACACGCGGTCTTTGTTTCCCGCAGCAATGTCCATGAGCAAGTTGGCCAACCTGCGGTGGTGCTTACCCACCTTGTAGTCCGGCTGCATGTGCTTGCAAAACTCAATTAGATCGTTAAAACACGCCTTAGCCGTCTTGCGACTGTCAATAATGTCTGCAATCTTCTCAATCTCGGCCTGTTCCTCGGGGGTGTAGGCGTCAATATTGTCCAGCATCAGCCGGATTTCTTCTTCCGTAAAGTCATTTGCACCGATAACGGCGGTCTCAGTCATCAAAATTCTCGGTTTCCGGCTCAAAAACGGGTTCAGCGGACGTTTCCGGGGTGTTTAAGCCCATTTCTGCGTCCACATCAATCACATCCCCACCAATTTCGATAGCATCGTCGGCCATATCGGGTTTCTGGATGAGTCGCTGGAGCTTGGCACGCAGTCGCGCCTTCAATTCATCTGTTGACTGGTGCGTAATCGTCACTTCCGAGCGGTCTGTGAATAAACCAACGTCTGAGTGCTTGCCCAAAAGCTCCAGTGCACGGATTCTGATGCGTGGGTCGGGGTTCTGAGACTCTTCCAGCAACCTGTTGGTCACCGTGTGACGCACTTCAAGTGCGTGTGTGACTACTGCCCTGCCGTATTCGTCGAGGTACGAGCGGATATTCTTGAGTGATGCAGGTGTAAGGCCGGACGCTTGCATGTTAGACGCCGCAACACTTGTGTTGTGCGGGTTGCTGGCGTATGCCGCAGTCAGCGTGGCCGCAATCTGTGCATCTCCCTCGTTGGGTTCTTGCACCTCCAGTCCATGTTCTTCTAATAGAAGAATAGAACGACAAGCAGCATCGGCCCTTTCTCGCAGGTCGAGGTATGGAATGTCTGGGATGATCTCCACCCCGAATTCTGGCATGAGTTCAAGTGTCATTGTGCGCAAGTCCGTGTAGACCGATACGTGATAGTAACTTATTTTTTGCAGGTGTCAAACTTCCCTACGGGGGTGTTTTACGTGACTCTGCTTTTATTATTACTTGGGTATCCTAAAAGATGTTATGGGGGGTACTCCTATGGATTGGTACAAAAAATTTTTGTGGGTAACGTATAAACATGATAGGGGGTAGTCGCTACGTGGGGCTAGTGTAGTTTTGTGTAGCGATAAGCACTTCTTGGGGGTGGGGGGCATTTGAGCGGAATAGCATACCTACACAGCCATAGGGACTCCTAACCATACAGCGGGGGGTCGGGTGCGGGTGGGTCAGCCATGTAGGGCATTCGGCTTTGCCATGTTAGGGAATCCCTAACAGCCTAGCGAATCGTATCAGATCATATCTAACCATGCCATTACCTAGACGAACATGCATTATCTGGTCACAATTGATTTATCGATTCAGGGAACGCGAACATCAGTAACGCACTTGATTCGGTAAACCCTTGAAAGGGGTCGAAGATGAAAGCAACAGCAAAACTCTCTACCGCTACAGTAGCGGCCATTGGTGCATGGACAGCCAAGGTTGTGGGCGTAGGGAATTCCAAGGTGAAAGCCGTTGATCTGCTGATAGCAGACGGCGTGACCAGTGAGATGTTAGTAGCACCTAAGCAGGGTGAGAGCACAGTGCTCTTTGATAGCGTGAAGATCAGCGTAGTGCTTGGCTTCACGGCTACAGTGCAGGCGCTTTTGAAGAAGGACGCTAAAGGGCTCAGCGATGAGCAAAAGCAGAGCAAACGCTACTGGCAACAGCAAATCGGCTCACAGGTGAAAGACCTGCGCAATGCGCTGGTAAGGCGTGAAGAAATGGCCGCTGAGTCAGACGGCGCTGGAACCCGCTCTGCATCGTTTGATGCAAGGCTGAAAAAGGACTTGGCGGCATGGATTGCCAAGGTGGAAAAACTGGAAGGTTCAAGTTTCAGCGTAGTTGATATGCTGAAACACCTGAAAGGTGCATCTGCTCTAATCAAGTAATTGATTAGACCCTGAAACCCTGACTAGGAATAGTCAGGGTTTTTTCTAAACTCTGAAAGGTTTTTATGCACAGACCCCTAGACCTTGTCGATGAAATGCAATGGGAAGATATCGTAGAGTTTGAAACCCTAGAAGATGCAGGGTTAGAAGAATCCACAGATGATGAGCCAGTGCATGGGCAATACCTGAGCACTGAGGGTAGCATTTTTAGTTACACTGATTGGTTTTATGATAACGATTCAAGCGCCTTTAGCGCTTTGTAATTCAAGCCCCGCCCTAAAAAGCGGGGCTTTTTTTTGTCCTTATTTTTTCTATTTTCAACCTTGTTAGGCAATGGCTAACACGATGATGCCAGTTTTAAAAGTAGCGTGGCGTGGTGTGGAACGTGCACCCTGCGAAGTTCCTGTGTGTGGCGTGAAACACCAAACCTGGATCTGTGGGGTTGTTAGGCACCGCCTAACAAAGCGATGCCAGTTTCTACAGTAGCGTGGCGTGGCGTCTGTTCTAAAGTTCGTGATTGACTAAGTTCTAATGTAACTTTTTAGTGTGCCGTGTAAAGTTCTTTTTACTTAAACTACTGCGTTGTTATGGTGTGTTTGAAAGTTCTTTTTTTAGCATAAAGTTCTTATAAAGTTCTTATAAAGTTCGCACTAGGCGCGTACTTTATATTTTTGCAGTAGATCGTTGTTAGGCAGTGCATAACATATCAGTTCATGCCTATGCAATAGTGTGTTATCTTATCTAATCTTATTAGTTTTATAAAGTTCTTTTTAGGGTAGGGTAGTCCGAAGGGTAAAATTATTTTCCCTCAAAAACTTTTAGGAAAGTTCGCGTTTGACCGAGGGGGCACAAGCAATTTGGGGGGGGGGGTGTATAGGCGACCCTACAATAAACAACCGAACTCTAGTTGCAAATCAAGCACTTGCAAAAACACCATAAAGAACTTTATAGGAACTTATACTATTCGATACGTTCCAATACGTATACCCTGTAAACATTGACAAACACCACGTTCTGTGCTATACTATAGGTTGTTCAGTAGGAATTCGCCTACAGGACTGAAGGCATCGGGAACCGAGGCCATCATGGAACTATTAGTCCAGTAACCATGTTAGTGAATTCACTAACAACCAACCACGAAAGAACTTATGGGACACAACAGACGACTCAAACCAATTTGCAACCACTGCGGTGATGCGTACTCTGCCAAGCGTGCCAATGCAGGTTATCACATCTGCTTGCTATGCGGTGAAGAAGCCGCCCGTGAAGAACGCAAGGGATGGTGCATTGCTCAGGAATACGGCAAGGGCAACTATCAGTTCATCACAACGGCCAGTGCACCATTGGCACTCAAGCAAACCAATCAGAAACAACTTAGGGGATGATATGTCAAGTACAGAATTAGAGATCAACACGAACACCGAGCCAAGTAACAATCCAATCCACGAGGCCATCGAGTTCTATTGGGGCGAGCGTTGCCCCGAGCACGAAGATGGTTGCCCCGTGTGTGAGGCGTGGCGTCAATACGACAACTTGCTTGCCAACAACGTCTTTGTGCATGTGCCCTTGGGTATGACGTTTGTACCGCCACGTTCATTGGCCATATTGGACGAGATCAGACCGCCCGTGGACATAGAGATGCAGAAGGTCATGATGAAGTTGATATTGAAGGAACGCAATGACTGACTTGTTATTACAAGACGAGTCCGAGGGGTACGAGCCCCAACGACTCAGCCGATGGTTTGCCAGCAAGCCGGACGCAAGGCACGTGGTGCGCAAGCATCACACAAACGAGTGGGCATGGCACGAGGCCAAGGCACAGGAACATGACGCACAGGGAGATGAGACATGCTAA